CCGCCTGCGGCTTCGCCCCCCTTTCTGTAGGAACCCTACTATTGGCCTTTATATTTTTCCCCTCTCCGACACCAGTGTTTCCGGTCTTACCGCCGCTTGCCTGGTCGGTGCATAAAAAGCCTATTCTTGCCTCGAGAACGACGACGTCGGCCACTGGCCGCGGAACTCAACTGGCATGTGCTGTTTATCCGCGTTGGGCCTTTACGTTGACATATGGTGATGGCTCATGGCTTCGAGACCAGACGCAGAACATAGTTCCTGACTCGACACTCGCGGGTTTTGCTGAGTTGGAGCAGCTTTCGGGACTTTTCCTTGCTTGCCGGGGCTCGTACGGAGAGTTTTACTATAGTGATCCTGACGACAACTCTCGTGAGCACGAATTTGTAGGCACTGGTGACGGAACTACTACGACGTTTCCGCTATACTATAGCTGGGGTCTAGGCCCGTTTTCACCCACTCTAACTATCCCCGTGGGCGGGATAAACACCCTCGACGCGGTTTACATCGGCGCTGTAGTGCAAAGTCCATCGACCTATAGTATGGATGCTACAAATACCCAACTAGTATTCGCCGTTCCGCCGGCGGCCGGCTATATAATCACCGTGGATTTCCATTTCTATTTCCGCTGTCGATTTCTAAACGACACGTTCGAGTTTAGCCAATTCGCCCAAAACAAATGGGAAAATAAAGAAACTCTTTTCGAGTCGGTGAAACCATAAAATGCCTACGCACCCCTGCGACGAAGCCGCATAAAATGCCCGTACAAAACACCAAGGTTATGCTGGAGTATATTGCATGGACCCTAGCCACGAACCGTGGTATCATGGGCCATCTGTATGCGTTCACGTCGGCAACAGGGATTAATGACTATTTTACCGATTTGGATATTGACGTAAACTACAACGGTATTCTGTGGAAATCAAACTCCCTACGCTTCGAGGGCCTTCAGCGCAAGATTGGAGTGGGCACTAGTGTAGACGAACAAACGCTAAAAATATGGGCAGCGCCTACGGATACATTGTTTGGGGCGAACTTTTTGTTAGGTGCCGAAGAGGGTCTGCTCGACGGAGCGCTAATTGTGCGTTCGCGCATTATTTGGAACTTCGTTACAGGCAACGCTGCGGTCGATGTACAAAACCCACCACTGGCTGCGTGGCCGCTGTTCACCGGCTACACTGCGGCGATAATGAAGGGCGGCTCGGCCCATGTTGAGCTCAAGGTAAAATCGGCCTTGCATAAGCTCGACGTAAACATGCCGCGCAACTATTACCAGCCGGGTTGTCTGTGGACCCTTTTCGACACTGGCTGTACGTTGAATAAAGCCACTTACGGCGTGGTCAGCACCGTGGCGGCCCCTGCTGGGGCGAACGTAATCCCCGTGTCGGGTGGTATTAGCCCAGCCGTAGGCGCCGATGGCATTGCCCAATACGCTCAGGGCAGGCTGTTGTTCACATCGGGCATAAATGTCGGGCTCCAGGTTCTTGTGGATAATAATGATGCTACGAACCTATACTTGGCCTATTTGCTTAATGCCTTGCCCTCGGCTGGCGATGGCATAACCTTCTTCCCCGGATGTAGTAAGGCGTTCACCACCTGTAAGACGAAATACGCCAATCAGGCAAACTTTCGGGGCTTCGACAAGGTGCCACCAATTTATGTCAGTGTATGAGGACAAGGCCCCCGCCGGGGTCCGCGCTCTGATCGTTCGCGAAGCACATAGCTGGATAGGCACTCCTTATGTGAGCAACGCCTTGGTGAAGGGCCGAGGCGGCGGGACGGACTGTGCTATGCTTCTTGTTGGCGTTTATGCCAATGTGGGGCTTATACCGAAGGCTTTCGATCCCCGTCCCTATCCGCCGCAATGGCACGTGCATCGGAATGAAGAAAAATACCTAGGGTATATTTTGAACTTTACCAAAGAAACCGAAGGTCCGCCCGAACGCATACCCCTCGGGGGCGATATTGTTATGTTCAAAGTCGGCCATGTGCTTGCGCACGGGGCCATAGTCACGGCTTGGCCCAACGTCATTCATGCCATAGGCGGCAGTGCCGTTATGCCAGATGATATTTCAAAAAATACTACCGGCAAGCGTGCCCTTTGGCTAATGCCGAAACGTTTCTTCTCTTATTGGGGCTAGCGTTGTGGCGAATTTATTCTCCGGTCAGCCTAAAATTGTTCCTGAGTTTACGGGCTTACAGATAAATACTGCTGTTCAAGTCCTACCCATTCCGCTTATTTATGGCTGCCAACGGGTTCCGATAAATCTTATTTACTTCAACGGCTTTAATGTCCAAGAAATAAGCCAAAGCGGAAAGGGGATACTGACTGGTGGAAAGGGGCCGAAAACGGTCGAATACTTCGCTACGATTATTATGGCCATAGGCGAAGGCCCATTGGGGCAGCCACTTATTATCTATCAAGATAGCGAGGTTTGGACCCCAGCGACATTTCCTAGCAACGGGGCATATTATTATAATGGAACTGACACTCAGGCTCCTTGGCCATACGCCGCTACGAAATGGCCAAATGACGCCAGGCCCTACAAAGATACCGCTTATTATGGCTTCGCCAATGCGCAGCTCGACTCAAGCGCCACGGTGCCGCAGATTAACGTCGTTGTTCAGGGGTTTTTCACCGGGACTAGTCCGCTTAATCATTCGTCTATAACGATAACATCGGGACAATACGACCAAGAAGGCAACCCACTGTCGTTTTTGGGGACTATAGTTTTGGGTGATGCCGACGCCGATCCGGCCCAAGTTATTTATGATCTTTTGACGAATGCAAAGCATGGTGCGGGCTTTCCGGCGAACTTTATAGACACTACGACGCTGTTCACGAGTCCGAATGGGTATAATTCGGCCATAGGTGACTCGGCACTGTCAACCTTTTGTCAGGCCGTCGGCTTGGCGTGGAGTATGCATCTGAGCAATGCCGAAAATGGAAACTCCATCCTCAGCCGGCTTTTGAAAAATCTCAACGTAGCTATTGTGTGGAATGGGGCAGTTTTGAAGTTTATACCGTATTGGGATCAAGCCGCTAGTGGCAATCCCGGATGGGACAGTGCAAACGGAATAATGCTAAAGTATTTTGTGCCGTATCTGACGCCACAAGCTACGATAACATTGGACCAGATATTGCAAAGCGAGTCGAAAGGCGAAGAACCCATTGTCTTCATGCGTAAAGACCCGGTGGAGACGTATAATACTGTACGATTGGATTATAATGATCGGAACAATTTCTGGAACGACAACACCGTCGAAGCAAAGGATGAGGCGCATATTGAACTCTTTGGGCCGAGGATAGACAACATCGGCCAAGCTGATGAGTTTACGTTGGGAGTGTATGCAAATGTCTCGGCGCAAATGCAGCTTAGGCGCAACATTTCAATAGTTCGCACTTTTACCTGGAAAATGGGTCCATTGTGGGGTTGGATTGACCCGATGGATATATTCTATATCCCCGATCCAGCAAATTATGCAAACAACGTTCTCGTGCGTATTGTGAGTGTCGAAGACGACGCGGATGAGAATGTTACTATAATGGCTGAGGAGTTTCCGATCGGCAGCCAATCGCCAACGGTTATACCGACTTCGCCTACAACGCCACCTAACCAGGGGGCGACGAACTCGCCTCCCTCGCCGATATATCCGCCGGTTATGTTCGCACCAACTACGGCTATGCTAACGGCTACTGGCTTTGCTTCGCCACAGTGGATTTTTGGCTGTAGTGCCGGATTTGACGGGGCGTTTGATAGCAACTGGGGCGGGGCGGAGATTTGGGTAAGTCTTGACAACGCCAGTTATCAGCTTTTGGGCTCTATAACCGGGCCGGCTGCTGTAGGCACTGTGGCCGAGCCTATTGCTGGCGGCGTCGGGGCGCTTTATGTGAATATGAGCGAAAGCGGATTGCCGTTGGCGAGTGTGAGTCCAGCCTTGGCTTCGAGTGGATATAGTATCTGTGTTCTTTCGGACGTTAGTGGATTTGAAATTATAGCGTATACTACGGCGACGCTATCGGCCCCGAATACATATGCCCTGACGGGCCTGTATAGGGGGCTGTACGGCACTACGGCTAGGGGCTTCGGCGCCGGCAGTATGTTTATGCTAGTGGGTCATGGGGCAAATTTGTTTGAAACTACGTTGCCTTCGGCGTATGTGGGGCAGCAGTTTTGGGTCAAGGCGGCGAGTTTCAATGTTTTCCGTTCGGCAACGCAGGACTTGAGCTCCTGCGTGGCGTATACGTACTTGGCTACGGGGCCGACGCCAGCGCCGCCAGTGGCCCCGCCTATGCAGGGGTCGCGAACGCGCCGACCCGCAGGGGCGCCTGCGCCCCTGGCGTCGCCGCGAAGGTTACGACATTGAGCACAGTGGGTCTCACACCACGTCAGCAGAGTATTATGGCAATGACTGCCAAGGGTAAGAGCGATTGGTATATCGCCAATGAGCTTGACAGCACCGTGGCTTCGGTAAGAACACTACGCTGCAAGGCTAGAAAGATATTGCAACTACCTTCTATGCGTGGTGGGTGGGGAATTAGCCGTAAGCGACTTAGGGGCAAATTATTGCTAGAGGCTAGAAATAAGGGCATTAGCGTAGAGTGCGTGGCAGAACGGTTTGGTATTAAAAAAAGATCGGTTATTGTTATGACATGTCGCGAACGAAAAAGAGTAAGGCTTGCTATGGAGGCGGTAGCATGAGCGATACGTTCGTCAATTCCGTACTCTTGCTAGTCTTGGGTGCTGTGGTGTCGTTCGCATCTGCGTGGTTCTGGTTCCAAAAGAGCCAATCGACCAAAGAGGCCGAGAAAATTCTCCTGGAACACGAAAAGCTCCTTAACCGGATTAAAGATTTAGAGATCAAGGAGGCGATAGCTAGTGCAGTGTTTATACCGATCGCTACAGCCTTTCAGGACACGCTTATTAAAAGCCTGACGCATTCGCACGCTGGCGAACTTAACGCACTTTTGCTAAAAGTAGTCAATAGTACGTTGACGCCTATTGAGGAGCCCCGTTTACTCGTGCTATTGCAAGAAATAACAAAGGACTACGATCCGCGTATTACGAAAGATAATAGATAAATGGCTTCGATTTTTCCTACTGTGATGAAATTGGCTAGGTTGGAGCAGTTGTTGCTCGTCAGGGCTAAAGATGCATAGTTGTCTATAGCGCCGTACACTACACCTAACGCGTAAGTGCAAAGCAAAGGGAAATACCGATGACGACCTATGGGCTCAAAATCTTCGATAGGTTTGAGGAGTTTCGCGGCTTTGACCCTGTGTCAAAGCCTACACCGTGGCTGCTGGTCAAATTGCTCCGCATTGCCTTCGGCTGCCTAATAACCCTGTTGCTTATGTTGACCCTGGCCTATGCCGATACCGTCGGGGTTTTGCCCTCGCAGGCGCCGCCTGCGGTTGATCTCACTGGCATTGCCGTTGCTACTGTCTCTGGGGTGTTTTCGCTATTGGGTATCCTTGGCCTCGCCTGGATACGAAACCACGTCAACGACCAAGCAGCGGCTGCGACGTTGGAAAATGCGCTGCAGAACGGTCTCGGTGCCATGCAACAGGCTAGCACGGCGGCGGTTATGCAGGCAAAGGGCAACTTGAAGGTTGTGTTTCCTCCAAGCGCGCCACCACAACTTGTGGTCGGGGTGCAGTACGCGCTTGACCATGCTGGGGTTGAAGCCGCCCGTCTAGGCGTTACGCCTATTGCTATTGCCGACAAACTGATCGCACGATTGGGCGTGAAGCAGATAGAGACCAATATTGCTGTGTCGGGTAGCGACTCGCAGGCGGCGCCTTCGGCGCTTGCGCCATCCGCAACTCCTACCGTGTTGAGTAAAGTGCCTGGCCGGCTATGAGTGGCTTGGCCTTCGGCCGCTACGAAATGTCGTGGCGGATTTCCAAGGATGCTGTCCATGTCTATCTCCCGCCGCGTGCTGCTTGGCTCCGCAGCGATAACGCCTTTGTTCGGTTTGGTTGACTGTGCCACGACGCCTTCGGCGCCGACCGCCACGGTCCAGACAGACCTCGCATTGTTGGCTAACGCACTACAGGCCCTCGGGCCTTTAGTCAACACAGCACCCGGCTCGGCCGCCGTGTTCGCGCAGGTCGCCAGCGCGCTTGCAGCCGTCCAGCAGGCGATGGCTGCGGCGACGTCTGCGGCGACGTCTGCGACCGTAGCGACTCTTACGTCGCTGCTGACGACGTTAGGGCCGGCGATCATCGGTCTGTTCCCCGGCGGCGGAACGGCCGTTACGATCGTCCAGGCCGTCATCTCGCTGCTGCCCGAGCTCGAGGCACTGGTAGGCATAGCTTCCGTGGCGCCCAACCGACCGATCTACATGACGCCCGCTATGGCGCATGGCTTGCTCGCTGTGCTACCTCCAGCCCGCGAATAACATAGGGAGACTCCCCGGTGCCCGTCGCCATAAAGTTGGGCCGCAAGCCGGCTGTTGCCGATCCTCGCGTGCCATTTCTGGCTAAACTCACGGCGGCAAAGGAGCTGCCGACGCCGCCCCTAGTGTCTGACTGGTATGCAGCCGTCGATGGGTGGGGGATGCTCGGCAACGACGCGGTCGGCGACTGCGTTGAAGCCTGTATCGGCCATGCTACGTTGGTGTTCACCAGCTATGCCGGGGAGGTTCGGCAACCGACGACGGATGAAGCGATCGCGCTGTATAGCGCTATCACCGGCTACAAAGCCGACGACCCGGCTACAGACAATGGCACCGTGATCTTGGGGCCGGGCGGCGCTATGGAGTACTGGATCAGAACGGGCGTGACGTTTGGGGGCGCCGAGTCAAAAGCTACGGCCTATGCTAGAGTGAGCATAGCTAGCGATTGCCTCTGGATCAGACAGGCCATAGAGATTTTCGGCGGTGTTATGCTCGGGATCATCCTGCCCCAAAACGTCGTCGCCGACACAACCGTGCCGTTCGTCTGGGATGATCCGAGCGGCCCGGTTGCTGGCGGCCACTGCGTTTGGCTGTGCGGCTACGATTTCTCCGGTTCTAGCCCGTGGTTTGACCTAGTTTCGTGGGGCCAGCGTTACCGAATGACGCAGAAGTTCCTCGAA